ACGAGCTTTTGATGGATCATAAGTGGTAAAAACACCAATTCCAGAACTGACGGGTGTTGGAACTGTAACTGTTGGAGCGGTAGTTGTCTTAGATGCGGTTGTAGTAGTTGTTACCGGTACTGGAGTAATTGTGGAAATAGTCGGTTTAGGTATCGTCGGAACTGTTGCGGCTTTTGGTGCAGTTGTACCGCTGCTGGCAAATGATGGAGTTGAGATTTTTGGTATATCAGGTATTCCCGGGAGGCGTCCAAGAGTATTGTTATAGACGGAAATAAGCGCGTTAATGCCGTCGATTCCGATTTGTATTGCGCTCTTTATAGCTGAAACAACTGATCCGATGACATTGAGGGTTGCTCCAATAACTTTGCCTATGAAACCCAGAGCGTCACCCAAGCCATTAACAAAAATCGGAATGATGTAATTGCGCACAAAATTGTATAAAGTCTCAAATGATTCTCTGTTATTTTCAATAGCTTGTGTTATAGGTTCAATCGCGGCATTCTTGAATTCGATAAATTTTGGAATGACTGTGTTAATGAAGTAATTTAGAAGGTTCTGCAAGGTAGGAAGAAGCGCTGCTCCTACTGATTCTTTCGCTTCATCAAAAGCCACTTTCAGTCTTTCAATTTGACCTTGAAAGGTATTGGCTTGAGTTGCCGCAGCGCCGCCGAAAGTGTCGGATAGTTGCTTAACAGTTCCCTCGAAGCCAAGGGTTTTGGCTTGGGCAGCTGAGATGCCAACTCCCAAGCGAGTAAGTGCGCCGTTATTGCCCTCGTAAGCCTTAGCCAAGGCATTGGATACAGTCTCTACGTCTTTGCCGGTAGCTGCTGAAATATCCAAGGCTAGTTGCAATAAATCCTGCGATTTTGTGACGTCTTTTGTAGCCACAGTTAAGCGCTGGAGCGCTGGACGTAATTTGTCATCGGCAACGCCAGTCGCTAATGAAGTCTTGAGTATCTGTTCTTCGATTGACTTGATCTGTTCGTCCGTAACGTCTGTGACGTTCTTAAGGGCATTAGCGAGTCGAATTTGAGCCGCTTCGTCCTCGATGGCAGCTTTTACGCCTTCGATCGCCAACTTGCCGGCATACGCGGCAGCAGCCGCAGCAGCAGCAGCAAAAGCAGCAGCGGCCACTTTGCCAAATTTCTCTAATTTACCTCCAAAGCCTTCAACCTCATTTGCTCCGGTGTCCAGCTTCTTTTTTAGATCATCAACGTCAGCGAGGATGGATAACTTAAGGGTTCTACTTCCGGCCATTACTCATCCCACTTTCCAAGTATTTTTGAGAAAGCTTCTTCCCATTTGCGAATCAATTCAGGCTGAATCTTGCGAAGTGCTGGGTAGATGAAATAGCCAGAATTTCCTCGGCCCTTTCTTGGGGTGCGTCGAGGGAATTGACGATAACGATTAGAGCCGAACTCGTAACCTGCCCAGAGGTCTTTAGTCGATCCTCCACCAGAGAAACGCTGAGACGCGAATCCATAAGAGAACTCGCCAACCTTCGAGGTTTTGGAAACTTTAACGCCAGAAGTAATGCGATCGACAACGGATTGTCCGAAAGTTCTTGTGATTCCGTAGGCCTTAACCTCGTTGGCGGCATATTGAGCCAACGCAAAGCTTTCGCGTTTAGCTGCATCAACAGCTTCATCATCCATCGCCTTGAACGCGGTAATGATTGAACGAAGCTCGCGCTTGTCGTATGAGATTGGCTCATCTGCCACCGCTTCGCTCCTTTAATATCTCAATCGCTGTTAGAACTTGGTCGATGTCAGTCCATTCGCTCATCGGGATTCCGGTCGCAATTGCTATCTCGACTATGAGTCGATTTACGCTTCCGGACTCGAAACTTTTGGGCTTTCATCTCCAATCGTCATTTCTTCGACCGACAATTCCCAGACTTCCTGAGACTTTGTTGGCTTTCCTGCCGCATCTCGCTTGTAAGCAAAATATGCTAGGTCGAGGAAGTCCGCTTGCTGGTAAGCCGAAATATCCTTCATCGAATAGATCGATTTGCCTGTCTTGCGTTCCCACTTGGCCCACTCTGGGAGTCCGGCGTTGTAGGTGACTTCCTCGCCATTGGTGTATTTAATTGTGATTGCTAACTTCATCTCCCGATGCTCCGATCTCTTAACTGAAGGTTTCTGTGACTGTTCCGTTTGCAATCTTGAAAGTGAATGAAACTGTTTGCGCGTCGATTCCTGATCCGCCAGCAGTGGGGAATTCTGGAAGGATTGGGAAAACGAATTGAGCGCCTGTTGCGGCGGTCAAGGTGACGCTGATGGTTGTGTCTGGTGCTGATTCTGCTGCTGCCCAGAGTGCTTCGCATACAGAATTGGCTTTGCCCCAGTCGGCGAGCATATCGAGTTGGAATGTGCCTTCGATGTTGACTGTCTTGTAAGCCTCGCCATCGAGAGTCTGATAAGTCTCGCGGACGTTGGTCTTGGTCAATACGGCGTTTGTCGCTTGGGCTTCGATGTCCGTTCCACCTGTGAAAGACAGCGAAATGTCGCGACCAGTAATAACTGTGGTTGCCACTTTTTCTCCTTAGTTGGTTTGAGTGTAATAGGTGGAAACGCGAATATCGGCGACCAATAAATTGACCGCGCCCACTTGCGTAACCGATGGCCGTTCTACTGGCCCGACTGTGTAGCCGTCCGGTATGACTGCCAAAACTGAAAATACAAGCTGCTCAAGATTGTCAAGAGAAGCCGGATTGGATAGATAAGCAACGCCACAGGTAATTGTCATATTGATCTTGGCGTGAATTGTGGAATCGTTAATTGTGTTTAATTCTAAATATGGTGAGTCTGGTACGAGAATGACGGCTGGTACTTGAACCGCTTCTGGAACGTATGAATATACATTAGCCGAAACGCCAGCGAGAGCTGTGGCAAGTGGCGTTCGGATCGATGATAGAACTGTTGAGGCTGGCATCAGCCCACCATTGCGTCAGTATCAAGATAAGGCCCTAGAAGGCCAGTTACCTTGGCAAGAAGGTTTTTAGAAAGTCTGTACGGCGTTACTGCGAAGTCGATTCCTTCGATTGATCCGCCAGCTGCGGTTCTGGCTTGGAAGATTTCGACAGAGATAGCCAAAACAGCAGACTCGACATTGGGATTTCCGACGTAGGTCGAGAGGCCAGAGAGCGCAGCATTTCCGGCTGGGATAATGTTCTTTTCCAATATGTCTGCATTTGTGATGGCGGCGGTAAATACATAAGGGCCAATTAAATCATTTGTGACAGTATGAGTGCCGTTAAAAGGTGACCCGACACCAGTAACGACAACCGATTGACCTTCGGTAAATTCTTGGATATTTGGTGTGTGGAAATAAGCAACGTTATTTTCTAACTTAACGCGATCTATTTTACTTTGGAAAGTTACAAGCATCGGAATAATTAAATTCTCGCTCGTGTCCACAATGTCGTTTAAGTAAGCATCTGAATATAGGGATGACGAGACGCCAAGAATGGTTCTTAGCTCGGAAGCCGTGACAATTGTTGGCATCTCGTAATCCTTTTCTATTAGAGGGTGACGGGCCAGCTCGGGAGCGGACTGGCCGTCACTTTTAGGGTTTTAACTACGCGACCATCCAGCGATAAGCGCCAGCGCCGATCTTTGTAGCCAATGCGCCGTAGCCGTAATAAGCCACTTCGATTTGACCATTGAGCGCGACGTTTGTCTGTAGACGGAAACGTGAGGATTCATACCAAGTATAAGCGTCTGGGTTGATGACGATAATGGTGTTATCGCCAACTCCAGAACCTGTGGTGAGGTTACGATCTACGCGGAAATTGAGACCGAGAAGATTTCCAGTTGCTGAACCTGCACCGAGATTTCCGCCTTGATTCATATTACCAATCAAGTTTTGATAAATCGGACGTCCAGCATCAGCGAGGTTCTGAATTGCGCCCCATTGCTGCGGTGATGCAATGATGTTCTGAGCAAATCCGAGAGTTCCAGCGTAGATTGAAACGCCAGCATCGGAAACGAAATCAAGAAGTCCAGCAGCATCGAGAGTGCGGTTGCCGCCGTCAGTTCCGCCAGCGATAAGGCCAGTTACAACTGCAACGTCTGTTGCTTTTGCATATGCGTATTCCATTTGACGAACAAGTTCATCAAAAAACGCAGGTGAGGAACGATCTAAAAGTTCTACCGAGAAGGTTTGTCCTCCAGCATACTTCTTGACTGTTACTGAAAGGAATTCGTTTGTCATTCCTGTCTCATCGATTGCAGCAGCTTCAGCTTCTTCGCCAACTGTTGGAACAGCCGTGATTTTAGGAATTTCGAAAGTCATTCCTGCATCTGGTAGAACGCCGCGAGATACTGAATCAACAGCTGGGCGATCTGCATTGGAAAGTGGGTTGATGATTTCTGTCAATTGACGGGTTGGGATGAGACCAGCGTTGTTGCTTGTGGTGTCATCTGCCGCCATAACGTATTGACGAGCAGCATCATCACCGAGTTTAGCGCGGACGCTATTCTCGAGATATTTCGCCTTTGTAAACTCAAGGCGAGGAGCGGTGTAGAACGCTGGGCGTGATGCCGCAACAGTCTCCACCTTGGCAGCTTCTACCGTTTCTTCGGCAGGAGCTGGAACGGTAGTGTCTGACACTTGTTCTCCTTCGGTTGGGTTGTCCGCTTCGGCGGTTGCCGAAGCAGAATCTTCTTTTGGTGCTTCATTTTCAGATGCAGCGACTTCGCTAACGCGAGCTGAATCGATTGCTGGATCAGTAACCAGACTTACTTCATCAAGCGTTGCGCTAGTAATCAGCATTACGCCTTTGTTGTTTGTCCATTCATTGATTTGTGCGCCAACGGAAAATCCATCGCGCAATCCTTCGGTCGCTTCTACCAAAGCATCTTCTCCGGCCATTGTGTTGGCAATCTTAAATGTAGCTACAATGCCGTCAGCAGTGACTTCGTGACTCATTAATTTACCGATTGGACGAGTGCGATCGTGCTCGAGAAGTAATTTGACTGGCTTCATTTCAATCGCATTCGCGGCGAAAACGGTTGGGCCGACAGAGGTATTTCCCTGCTCGTTCCAAGTGACAATAGTGCCGCTAATTGTGCGCTTTACAGTATCGGCCGCCGTGACGACCATTGGCATATTGATCTTCATCGGATCAAGTCTTCTTCCTCTTGAATTTGCTCAACGCTCATTGCGCCGATGCGGTTTAGGATTTCATAGACTTGCGCTCTTTCCAAAGGATTTCCGCGCAAGAAATCGTCCAAGTCAAAACGTACTTCGGTAGTTGCTGGGACGAAATCAGGCATTGACAGACGCTTTTCGATTGCCGTTAATAATGGACGCAATGAAAAATCAACCAGTGAGCGCCGTTCATTGATCGAATTTGAGTAAGTCATTGAGGTCGTTTCGGCGCTCAGGAAGTATGCTGGAATTCCAGCTGCTCGAGCCAATTCTAAAGCAACGTATTGACGCGCTTCGGCTAATTGCAATGACTTTGGATCATAACCAAATTCTTTGAGATCAACGTCGGCATTGAGAAAAGCTGTTGAACGAGTTTGACGAGCAGTTCTCCAAGCTGAAAGTAATGATGAAACTCTTTCGGCAGTTAGATTAGTGCCATTAGATTTAAGAACCATTGACGGGTTGGGTTCTTTTGCATAATTAACTGCTGCGTTCTCAAGATATACGGCAGCGCTGACAGTCTTGCCAGCTCGATGTAAAAATCCTTCGTCGTAACCATCGAAACGAATGATTGAACCAATTCCGGAATTAGGAACGTCCATTCCATCAACTTTGTATGACTCAATCATTGTGTTGCGGAAATTTGTATCAACTGTGACGCGATCTGGACTGACGCGAGTCCAAGCGCGTACTTTGCCGCCATCGGTTGCCGAATACATTTCCAAAACTTGTCCATAGCCAACGCCATAAAGCCAAATATCCTCAGCAAGCCAAGTGTAAATAACAGAGCCAGGAACGCGAGGGTCTGGCTGATTAATAACTCGAAGCGGATCGACGTGTTCGCCCGTGAGTTTGTTATATTGCTCGAGAGGTAATGACCCAGTCGTTCCGCAGATGATATTTCTAGCGCGAGCAATCGATGGGACGCTCATTGCTAATTGACGCGTTGTATTTGTTGCGCCGCCAAGGATGTTGTAAACAGAATCGCTAATCTGAACGGGAGTTAGCGCGGCAGTAACGTCGCTGACCTTTTGTGGAGTCTGCGCGGTTACTTGCGGAAATAGAAAATCTCTAATTGCACCCATTAGCCTAAATTGTAAGGGTGGTGTGTTACAAGATGACTATATCGACGCCGTCAGTTGCTTTGGTGGCGTAGTGAGTTGCCATTGCTGATGCCACCGCTCCACAGATCACGGCATTGCTAACTTTGCGACCCATTACCCAGCCGCCATCACCGAAAGGTAGTTTGACGGCGGCCAAGCAATGTTTAGTTAGCTCATCTTGTCCCGAATGAGCCAACCGCTGTGATGAAATTGCTCCCAAGAGTTCATCGCAGCTTTGCGCATAGTCAAGGCCATCTATTGGCTCAGTCTTAATTCCTGCTGGTGCTAATCGGGCAGCGACCGCGGAGGCGGTACGGGCGCTGTATGCAACCAACTGGACTGGGTACTTGCGAACCCATTCGGCAAGATCGTTAGCCAGCGCTTTGTCATCCAAGTTGGATGGGTTGTGCCAAGTCTGCAAAAGAATGACTTGGAATCTGTCACCCTCAAGCTTTTGACTTGCCACAAGCGCCGCTTGTTTTCTGTCCGGACTGAGATCGATAGCCAACCAAGTATCTGACTCGGGATTGAGCCGAAGCCCCTCAACTTTACAGCTATCCCATTGAGACGGATTGATTACTGGGTTGATCGTATCGACCCATTGACATAAGACTTCCGTGCGCACAATATCTTCGGGATCTGACAATACGGCGCGGATATTGTCTGGGTGGACTGTATAGCCCAAAGACGGATTGGCTTGGCAGACGCCTAACCAAAAATCCGATGAATTGTCGAATTTGATTCCGTTAGGTGCAGACCACTCGAACCAACCAATGTCATCCATTGATCCGTGAATCGCTGCATAGGCTCGCTCGCGCAATTTATTAAGAACGATTGAGTGTTGATCTCCAGCATTGGAATACACCCATATTTGCGGATTAGGCGAAGCCATTTGGGTATAACGCAGGGCAGACCACACATCTTCATCTTTATATTCTCGAGCTTCGTCAAGATGGATAGTTTCGGGAGCGGCAATACCTCGACCGGCTGAATTATTGGCTCGGACGATATATCGACGACCCTCAGTAAATTGCAATTCTTGAAATCCTTTACTTTCCA